AAGATAGAATAGTAGCCGCATGGTGTGGTAGATTTGATGATATTAATAAAACTCACCAGAGATTAGAACTTATAATAGAGTGGTATAATGCATGGGCATTAATAGAAAGTAATATTTCCCTATTCATACAGTATATGATATCTAGAAAGAAACAAAGATATCTTGTACCAAAGGGACAGATCATGTTTCTTAAAGATCTTGGCGCAAATACTAACGTTTACCAGGAGTATGGTTGGAGAAACACAGGTAACTTATTTAAAGCTCACATGCTTAGTTATGTCATTGAGTATTGTAAAGAAGAGCTAGATACAGAAACAAAACCAGATGGAACAATAGTAAGAACTAAATATGGAATAGAAAGAATTCCAGATCCCATGTTAATCAAAGAGATGCAAGAATATGTAGAAGGACTCAACGTGGATAGACTTGTAGCATTTACTGCTTTAGTTGCATTTATGAGGATTCAGCAATCAAATAGAGGATATGCTAAAAGAACAATCATGGATGATGCAGCTAAAAACTTGCAAAAGTCAGAAAAAATGTTTAAATTAAATAGTAGTCCATTTAGGCATATGGGCAGCAACCGTGGATTAACAAATGGGTCAGTGTTTAAAAAATCCCCATTTAAAAATATAAAATAACTATGCAAGTATATAACGCATTACAGTTAAAAAAAGGTGCTAAAGTAGAGCAGAATAGAATGGGTAGTATTACCCAACCTTTGCAGTTTTTATCTAAAAAAGATAAAGATCCAGAATGGGCTGCTTGGAACTTAGACTGGTTAGAATGGAATGGTCTTAAGCAAATCAGAAGAAATGCAAGAAGACTAATGAAAAACTATAAGCTTGCAAAAGGTATTATTGATAGATCTGATTATATAATTGAAGAAGATAATGAATATAAAGATATAGTAGAATTATTAACTAGAGAAGAAGCATCAGCATTAGAGTTAAAGTTCTATCCAATTATTCCAAATGTTATTAATGTCTTAGTAGCTGAATTTGCTAAGAGATCAACAAAACTTACATACAAAACCATTGATGAGTATTCATATAATGAAATGCTTGAGCAAAAAAGAAAAATGGTAGAAGACACTTTGCTGTCTCAAGCACAAGTTAAAATTTCAGCAGCTCTTATAGAACAAGGATTAGATCCTCAATCAGAAGAAGCTCAACAGCAATTAAATCCAGAACAATTAAAAAGTCTTCCTGAAATAGAGCAATTCTTTAAAAAGGATTATAGATCTATGGTAGAGCAATGGGCTTCACATCAGCATAAAGTGGATGTAGAAAGATTTAAAATGGATGAGCTAGAAGAAAGAGGCTTTAGAGACATGCTTATCACAGATAGAGAATTCTGGCATTTCCATATGATGGAAGATGACTATGAAGTAGAGCTCTGGAATCCTGTAGTTACTTTCTATCACAAGTCTCCGGATGTAAGATATATATCTCAAGGTAACTGGGTAGGTAAGATAGATATGTTAACTGTATCAGATGTAATAGATAAGTATGGTTACATTATGACTGAAGAACAGTTAAAAGCTTGTGAGGCTATTTATCCAATTAGATCTGGTGGTTATATTGTTGGAGGATATCAAAATGATGGTACATATTATGATGGAACTAAATCACATGAATGGAATGTCAATATGCCATCTCTTGCATATAGACAATATACTACTGCTAGAGCCAATTCTATTATGGATGGCGGTGATATTATAAACCAGATATTATCACAAGGAGAAGATTACTTTGACCAAGGTACTGCATACTTACTTAGGGTAACTCAAGCATATTGGAAGTCTCAAAGAAAAGTTGGTCACCTTACTAAGATTACAGAAGAAGGTGAAGTAACTAATGAGATTGTTACTGAAGACTACAAAGTAATTGATAAACCAATATATGATACTAGATTATTTAATAATAAAACAAAAGATAATTTAGTATTTGGAGAACACATTGATTGGATTTGGATTAATGAAGTATGGGGAGGAATTAAAATTGGACCAAACATTCCTTCATTCTGGGGTATGAATAATCCAGGTGGGTTCTCTCCTATATACATCGGTATCCAAAAAAATAAAATTGGACCATTAAAGTTTCAATTTAAAGGAGATCAAAGTTTATATGGATGTAAACTTCCTGTAGAGGGTTCTGTATTCTCAGATAGAAATACAAAGTCTACAGCACTAATAGATTTAATGAAACCATACCAGATTGGATATAACATTGTAAATAATCAGATTGCAGATATCTTAGTAGATGAACTTGGTACTGTTATTATGTTAGATCAAAACTCTTTACCTAGGCACTCATTAGGTGAAGATTGGGGTAAAGGTAATTATGCTAAGGCTTATGTAGCAATGAAGAATTTCCAAATGCTACCTCTTGATACATCTATTACAAATACAGAGAATGCATTAAACTTTTCTCATTTCCAGAAACTTGATCTAGAACAAACAAATAGATTAATGTCCAGGATTCAGCTTGCTAATTACTTTAAACAACAAGCATATGAAGTAATTGGGGTTAATCCACAAAGAATGGGGCAACAGTTATCACAGCAAACCGCTACAGGAGTAGAGCAAGCTGTTGCAGCATCTTATGCGCAAACTGAAATATTCTTTATTCAACATTGTGATTACTTAATGCCAAGAGTACATCAGATGAGAACTGATTTAGCACAATACTATCATTCAACTAAACCATCTACAAGGTTAACTTATATTACTGGAGCAGATGAGAAAGTTAATTTTGAAATTAATGGTACAGATCTTTTAATGAGAGATCTTAATATCTTCTGTAGTACAACTGCAAATCATAGATCTATTCTTGAGCAATTAAAACAAATGGCAATTCAGAATAATACTACAGGAGCATCTATTTACGATCTTGGTAAGATTATGCAATCTGAGTCAATTGCTGAAGTTAATACAGTACTTAAAGCATCTGATCAAAAACAACAAGCTCAGAAACAACAAGAAATGCAAAGTCAACAGCAAATGCAACAAGAACAACTTCAAAAACAACAAGAGATTGAGCAAATGAAGATTGATGCACAAGCTGCTGAGAAAGAAAAAGATAGACAAAGAGATATCTTAGTTGCCGAAATTAGAGCTGCTGGTTATGGTTCTATGTCTGATGTTAATCAAAACATGATGTCAGACTATAATGATGCCATGAAAGAGATTAGATCAAGTGAACAATACCAACAACAAACAGATTTGCAAAGAGAAAAAGAAGTAAATAGAATGTCTATTGAATCTCAAAAATCTCAAATTGAAAGAGAAAAAATCCAAGCGCAGAGAGATATAGCAGATAAACAGTTGCAAATTGCACAGGAAAACAAAAACAAATATGATAATAAGAATAATAAAAAATAGACTTAGCTATATAGTCTGAAAAAAAATTTTTTATCATATAAATTTTTGAAGTTTATTGCTTATATTAAATTATAAACAAAACCAACAAACATGGAAGAATTAGAAAAAAATCTTGATGAGAATCAAGTGCAAGATTCTACAACGGTAGGTCAAGCAGATGTAAACATTGATGAGATCTTTGGAATGCCAGGAGCTGACAGTGTTATGCTACCAGCAGAAGAAGAGAAACCAAAGTCTATGTTTTCTAAAGAAACAGTAGACACCACGTTCCTTGACACGCCTGCTTCTAAAGAAGAAGCAGCAAATAAAGAAGTAGTTAATGAAACTATAGCTGAGTTAGATAATCTAATTTCTCAGGAAGAAGATGCTGGTAATAAAGGAAGACCAAAAGTTGATAAATCAGGTCTTGCTGAATTAGCAGTAAAAATGATTGAGGAAGGAACTCTTATTCCTTTTGATGATGATAAACCATTAGAGGAATATACTACAAAAGATTTCCGTGAACTATTTGAAGCTAACTTTCAGGAAAGAGAAAATGCAGTTAGAGAGAATACTCCAAAAGAATTTTTTCAATCATTACCTGAAGAACTTCAAGTAGCTGCAAAATATGTTGCAGATGGTGGACAAGATCTTAAAGGTTTGTTTAGAACTCTTGCGCAAGTAGAAGAGATGTATGAACTAGATACATCCAATGAGTATGATCAAGCTGAGATTGCAAGACAATACTTACATGCTACACAGTTTGGAACTGCAGAAGAAATTGAAGCTGAGATTCAAGATTGGCATGAAATGGGAAAACTTAAACAAAAAGCTGACCAGTTCAAACCAAAGTTAGATAGAATGCAAGAAGAAATTGTAGCTAGAAAACTTGCAGAACAAGAGTATAAGAAAGAACAACAAGCAGCTCAAGCAAAAGCTTATCAGGATAATGTATACAATACACTATCTGCTGGCGAACTAGGAGGTCTTAAATTAGATAGAAAAACTCAAAGTATTTTATTCTCAGGATTAGTTCAACCTAACTACCCTTCAATTTCTGGTAAACCTACTAACTTACTTGGGCACTTATTAGAGAAGTATCAGTTTGTAGAACCAAGACACGATCTTATTGCAGAAGCACTTTGGTTACTTGCAGATCCAGATGGATATAAATCTAAAGTTAAAGATCAAGGAGGTAAACAAGCTGTAGAAAAAACTGTAAGACAATTGAAGACAGAACAGTCTAGAAAAATTACTTCTTCTGTAAATGATGATAGAGAATATGATTCTAAAACAAAAACAAGTAAACCACAAAGAACTATCTCTAGAAATAATATGTTCAAGAGATTTTAATTAAGTAACAATAAAAACAAATATAAAAATGGCAACTCCAATTTTAAACAATGGGATATTCCTAAGAGACACAGCCTACCAAGCGTCATCGCATGTAGACTCTTATCACTTAGTGAATATGTTAAAAGATGCTGAACCTATGGATTTAGGTCCAGTAGACCTTTGGGCTATGGCTCAAAAAGTAGAAATGCCGCTTTACCAGCTTTCTAGCTTTGGTGGCAAAAATGTAATTATGGTTGATAATGCTCGTGGAGAGTATAAGTGGCAGACTCCTGTCTCTACAGATCTTCCATATGTAATTGAGGATCTTGAGCCACTTAATACTTTTAAAGGTATTGATGGTACAACCTTCAGACTTAAATTAAGCCGCAGAGAATTTGGACATGGTGATATCATCACTTATGACAAATACAATGGGGTTGAGATGTACATTACAGATGAGGATATCCTTAACTTAGGTGACGGTTATGTTTACACTGTACAGTTGGTAAACAACGATAACAACAGATTCCTTGATAACAGATTCTTGGCTAATGGTACAAGATTCTTTAGAAAAGGTTCAGCAAGAGGTGAATATGGTGAAAGATTCTCTGACATCATTACTCAAGCTGGATTCCGTGAATACTATAACTTTGTTGGTGGTGCTGAAGCTCACGTACATTATTCTATCTCTTCTAGAGCAGACTTAATGATCAAAGGTGGTATGAATGCAGATGGTACAGTTCCTGTAACTGAGATCTGGAGAACATTTGACAAAAATAACTTAGACCCATCAATCACATCTTTAGAGGATATGGTTAAAGTTATGGGTAAAGACGCTGTTAAAAAAGCATTTGACAATGGAGATCTTTCTAGAACTTTCTTGACAAATATGGAAGCAGCTCACCTTTCTAAAATTGCAACTGACATTGAGACTTACTTAATGTGGGGACAAGGAGGTAAAGTTCGTCAAGATGGTCCAGATGATATCAGATTGTCTGTTGGACTTTGGCAACAGTTGAACAACGCGTTCAAAAGAGTATACAACAAAAATAACTTTACTCTTGACTTATTCCGTGGAGAAATCTATAACTTCTTCAATGGTAAGGTTGAGTTCCAAGGACCAGATCCAAAAAGATCTCTTATTGTACAAACTGGTATGGGTGGTATGCGTATGGTTAATGAGGCCATTAGACAAGAAGCTATCGCATCAGGTTTGTTAATTCAGGCTGCTGATATTGGTGCTATCACTGGTAAAGGTATGGACTTGAACTTTGGATTTGCTTATACTTCATATGTAATTCCGTTCTTGGCAAATGTTAAGTTTGTTCTTAACCCAGCATTTGACAATGTTCATACAAATGATATTGAGAACCCAATCATTGATGGTTTCCCATTATCTTCTTATAGCTTTATCATCTTTGATATCACTGATAACACTAATGATAACATCTTTATGTTGAAACTTTCTTGGGATAACCAATTGAAGTGGTGGTATCAAAATGGTACTATGGACTACATGGGAAGAACTCAAGGATTCCAGTCTTCTGGACAATTCAACGGGTACCGTGTGATGATGTCTCAAACAATGCCAGCTATTTGGGTAAAAGACCCAACTAAAGTATTGAAAATTGTTATG